TTGATACAAATTGGAGTAAGGAACAGAGAATTAAAATGATGGACGATGGCTGGGAAGCAAGTAGTCCTTGGTTTGAAGAACAAATTCGTAATGCCAATGGTGATATGCGTAAGATAGCGCAGGAACTTATGTGCGTTGGAAAAGATTCATTAATTACAATTAAAAATAAAAAAACTGGTATTATTGAAACATTAGAAATTTTTAAATTTTATGATAAACTTAATGAACAAAATAATTCTTGTGAGTATTTATAATAAAATATAATATGAAAAAAGAAATATTAATTAAAAATTTAAATAATGTAAATATAAAAAATTTTAGTATTATGGGCGGTGTTGCACATTTTAATAAGCTGTTTCCAAATCTATTAAAATATATTAACGAATATACTAAGGAAATTCAAATATATCCGTCAAACAAAAAATTACCAGCAAAAATTTTATTTTTACAAAAATATAATGGTGACATTAACAAAATTAAGATTGATAACAAATTAATGATTTATGACTCAAAATTATGCGATTTTAAGAAATATAATTTAAATGCAGCAAAAAAACAATGGGATTTATGTAATGATGAATTATCGAAAATTGTTGAATTGTATTCTAAAATAGAAACAATAAATTTATTAAAAAATAAATATAAAATTTATTATGGAAAATCTGGAAATAGAAAATTATTAAGAGATGATAAAAAATTATATTTAAGTTTATTATACTATACATCTCATTTGAATTTACTTAATAAAAATTTAAATAAATTATCAATGAGATTATATATATTAATTAATAATATTGATATTTATTGTCACAAGCATAATGTATTAAAATTTTGGAGAATAAATAAGGGTGAATTTAGTATTATTTGTGGAAAATGTGAACCCAAATATCCATCAATTAATTGGTTTAAAAAAACATATTGTGATAATTGGAATTATTATTATAATGAACGAAAAGAAAATGTTAAAATAAATAAAACAAATAGTATTGAATGGTTTCAACGTAAATTTGGTACTGAATTAGGAATTATAAAATATAAGGAACATGTAAATATTAAAATGAATAAATTATCAATATTAAAAGCAAATAGATATAGTAAAATTTCTCAAGAATTGTTTTGGAATATATATGATAATATAGATAATAAGAATAATATATATTTTACCGAATTAAATAAAGAATTTGTATTAAGAATACCAGAAAAATTTAATTATGATAAAACAGTAATGATGTTAGATTTTAAACAAAACAATAAAGTTATTGAATATAACGGTACTTATTGGCATTCGAATGATATTGATGATATTAGATATTCCATATTGAAAGATATGGGATTTGAAATTATGTTTGTAACTTCAGAAGAATATAATAGAAATAATAAAAATAATGAAATCATTAATAAATGTGTTAAATTTTTACAATGTTAATTAATACTGAATATGAAATATTAAATAATTCAGGAAATTTTGTGGATTTTTTGGGAGTGGAAAAATCGAACAAAAAAAATGGATTAAAAATAACTTTAGAAAATGATATGTCAATTATTGTTAGTGAAGACCATATATTCATTACAAATAATGTTGATATGTATGCCAAATCATTAATACCAAATGTTGCATATTTAACAACAACAGAAGGAGATTTTTATGTTAAATCTGTTGAACCGATAAATGATTGTGAATTTTATGATATTGTTGATAGCGAAGGGTGTGAATATTTTGCAAATGGAATCTTAAATCATAATTGTTCTTTTTTGGGGTCTGGTGATAATTTTATTGCTAAAGAATATTTAAAACGAATTGAAGAAAATGAAAAACTAATTCCAATTCGTCAAGAATATGTTGATGGTAATATGTGGATTTGGAAAGACCCTGAAGCAGGTGAAGAATATATTATGGCATTAGATGCCTCTCCGGGTCATGGAGAAGATAATTCAACAATAAATATACTTAAAACCATAGAAACTATTGAAGAAAAAATAATAGAAAAAGGTGGTAAAACAAAAAAAATTAAAATAAAAAGGCATAAAGTTGAACAAGTTGCTGAATATTATGGTAAAGTTACACCACAAATGCTTGCAGAAATAGCATATCAATATGGTAGAAAATATAATAATGCATATTGTGTTGTTGATATTACTGGTGGTTATGGTGTACAAAGTGTTGAAAAATTATTAGAATTTGGTTATGGTAATGAACATGTTCATTATGCTGAAGTAACACATAAACCAAGTAGAGATAGATTACAAGGATATATAAAAAAAGGTCAAAAAATAATGCCAGATGGTACAGTAATTAATGTTGATTTAATTCCTGGATTTTTTATAGGTAATAATCGTGCATCAGTTATTTTGGAATTACAAAGAGCTATTCATTTAGAAGATGTTATTATTAGGTCAATTAGATTATTAGAAGAATTAAAAACATTTGTAACTGTTGCTGGTAATAGGGTTGCAGACCATAAACGTACATTTCATGATGATTCAATTATGGGATTATCAATTGGTTTGTATGTTCTTAATTTTGATATGGCGAGATATAAACAAAGTAAAGGAATAACTGAACATATGCTTAATGCCATAATAACCAATAATGATATAAATGAAATGGGAAGAAAAATTGATATAAAAAACAGACCAATGATTTCACCTAATAGTGTATCACCATTAAATCCATATGGAGCAAATGCATGGTTATTTGATGGTATTAAAGATAAAAAGAAAATATAGTATGTATTTATATTTAAATGACTTTTTAAAAAAATCGAAGTATTTATAAAAAAATATAAAAAATTATAAAAATGGCTGAACCAACAAAAAATAAAGGAACAATATATCAAGAACTTAATAAAATGATGAATCTTGATGGTTTTGGCTTTCAAGATAATCAATCTACAAGTGTAATGCTACAAGCATCTACACCACCACCTGAAAGAGCAAAAATAATAATTAAAGGTAATAGTCCTGAAGAAATTCAAAAAAAGGGTTTGGAGTTGGAACAAAAAAGAGAACTTCAAAATAAATTTTTTAGAACAACTGATAGGGGTTTTCAAAAAGCACTTCAATATGAAGCAGCAAGACTACCAGCATATATTGATTATGAGGGTATGGAATATTATCCAATTATTAGTAGTGCATTGGATTTATTTATGGAAGAAGCAACTACTATTGGTTTAAATGGTAAAATGTTAAATATATATTCTAACAAAGAAAGAATAAAAATGTTGTTGGAAGAATTTTTCTATGATATAGTAAATGTTAATGTTAATTTACCTTTTTGGGTAAGAAATACATGTAAATATGGAGATAATTTTGTATTACTTTATGGCGAACGTAAAAAAGGTATTACACATGTAAAGCAATTGGTAAATTATGAAATTGAAAGGTTTGAAAGAATTCAAAATGGTAAACCACTGGTTAAATTTAAAGAAAGAATGACTGGTGATGAATTTAATGTTTTTGAAATAGCTCATTTCAGATTACTTGGTGATGATAAATATTTACCATATGGTAGTTCGGTTTTAAATAAAATACGTAGAGTGTTCAGACAACTTGTAATGGCTGAAGATGCTATGCTTACATATCGTATTATCCGTGCTGGTGAAAAGAAGGTATTTAAAATAGATGTTGGAAATATTGATGAAGATGATATTGAAGAATATATTTATAAAGTTGCAACTAAATTCAAAAAAACTGCACAAGTAAATCCGAATGATGGTCAAATTGATTATCGTTTTAATATACTTGGTAATGATGAAGATTATTTTATTCCTGTTAGAAATGCAAATACTGAAACTGGTATTGATACACTTCCCGGTGCAAGTAATTTAGATGCTATACAGGATATAGAATATTTAAGAGATAATTTATTTATAGGTTTAGGTATTCCAAAACCCTTTTTATCATTTCAAGATTCTGCTGGTGCTGGTAAGAATATGGCACAATATGATATTAGATTTTCTAAAAAAATAAATCGTATTCAACAAGCCATAATTCAAGAATTGAATAAAATGGCAATGATTCATTTATATTTATTAGGATATACTGGTGAAGATTTAAGTAGTTTCACTCTTACACTTACAAATCCAAGTACTCAACAAGAATTATTGAAATCTGAATTAATGCGTGATAAAGCACAAACATATACAGAATTAACTCGTGCTGAAGGTGGTATTGCAGCTATGTCACATACTACCGCTAAACGAGTACTTTTCAATATGACTGATAGAGAAATTGTTGAAGATTTGAAACAACAAAAAATGGAAAAGGTTGTTATGCAAGAACTTCAAGATTCTCCAGTTACAATTAAAAAATCTGGTTTATTTACTGATATTGATAAACGTTTTGGTTCACCAGAAGAAGGAATGTCAATGTCTGGTACTACTGGTGGTGAAGCTGGTGCTCCACCTATTGGTGGTGCTCCTGCTCCAACAGGTGGAGCATTACCTACTGGTGGTGCTCCTGCTCCAACAGGTGGAGCATTACCTACTGGTGGTGGCGCAGGTGCTGGTGCTCCACCTATTGGTGGTGCTCCTGCTGGGGGGGGTGGTGCTGAAGCAATGATGGAAAATAAAGAACCTAAATTAAGTGAAGAAGAATATAATAAACATATTGAAAAATTAGTATATGGTAGTAGTAAAGAAACAGAAATTAAAAAAGAATCAGAACATACACAAATTATTCAAGAAAACAATAAAATTAATGATTCTTTGAATAACAAAGCATTAGATATGATTAATGAAATAAATAATTTATTGGAAAATCGTGAAAGTATAAACACTGGACAAAAAATTATTGAAATACAAGATACTGAAATTATGGATATTGAGAACATTGATTTACCCGAATAATTTAGATGTATTATTTATATATTGTACGATAATAACATTTATAACTAATTAGAGTATTTATTATAAATCGAATTGTATCATATGAAAAATGCCAATATAGGAATTGTTAATTTGATAATTTCAAATAAATTAAAAGATTCATATTTCAATAATAAATTTATTGAAGAATCTAAGAAAATTGCTTTTGATTTTCTTGATATAATTAAAAGTTCTCCAATTTTAGAATTAGAATTTAAAGTGTTTAATAATATAGAAAATAAATGTATTGAAAGTGATATTGCTGCAACTCGTTATATAGATAATAATATAAAATTATTTGAAGTTTATACAATTCAAGAAATTGATAAAGAACACGAAAAATTAACTTCATTATATGAAGAAGTTCCCGCATTTTATAGTCAAATAGAACAAGATAAACTTAAATTATATGAAGCAATAGATAATCTAATTAGAGAATCTCTTCAAGATTATGATAATATTAATGTTGATAATATACATGAATCATTTACTTTAGTTTTAAATCATATAAAAACACCAAGAAAATCATTAATTGAAAATGTTGATGTGAAACCTATTAATGAAGATGTTATTGAAATTGCAGTAAATAAATTTAATGAAAAATATGAATCATTAAATGAAGATGATAAAAATTTACTTACTACTCTTATTAAATCAAATGATAGTGAAAAACAAGCACTTCTTGAAACTTATAGAACCGAAACTCTTACAATTTTAGAAAGTATAAATAAAGATAATACTAAAGATAGCGTTGTAAAAGCTATTCAAAAAATAAAAGAAATGGTTTATAAGCAAAAAGATGTTGATGATAATATTATCAGTTTATATGAACTAAAAAAAGAATTACTTTAAGTTCTAAGATTTGTTTCATCTACTTCAGCTTTATATGAATCAAAAGGTAAATTCATTCCCAAATCATCATAGCCAAAATATCCATGAGGATTACCACCTTTTTGTGTTGGTTTTTTACCGAGAAGATTAAATATTCTTAATACATAATTAACACCTTCTAATTCATAACCAGATTTATATTTTGCTGCTTTTTGTATTGATGTGCTATATGAGGGGGTACAAAGTCCTTCACCTCTACTATAACCAAATAATGTACTACTTGTAATACCTTTAGTATATTTATCTGAAATATATTTTAGATATACAAATTGTGCTTTAATCATTATTTCAGGATTATTACAAATATTTTGATGTCCATATGGTCTATTTCTACTTCCTAATGGTTTATCGACACGAAATGTATCCATATCCATTGTATTTCCAGACCAACCAACAGTAAGTGCATTTTTTTCAGCTTGTGTAAAATTACTATTATTTATAATCATACTATATACTGTTGTTGCAATAAATTGATTAATTCCTGATGCAGTACTTGTTAGAGGATAATTCCATAATTTATATCCAGATTCTGCATATGCTTGTGCTGCTATTACATTTGGGTCCATTTGATATTGTTGTCCATATTTATTAAACCATACAATAAGTGCTTCACCTAATTCTTGATTAGTTTTAATTAATGTTCCATTATATTTTGCTTGAGAATACCAGACTTTTGATGGTGATGTTTCAGGATAACAATAAGGTAAAGAACCTTCATTATTTTTACCATTTAATAATGAAGAACCAATACCTTCGCATACACTGCGAATAAATGCTTTACCTTGTTCTGTTATTGACATATTATATTAGTTTAAATGTATACATTGAATTATATTGCGTTTGTGGATAATTTGTTAAAAGTGCTCCTTGTACAATTTGACCAGCAGATAAATTACTAATATCTTCATCAATACCTACAAATGCTACTGGATTTAGTACACGAGGTACAGGATATTTTAATATTTTAGTTCCAGAAAATTCAGTCATCATTTTATTTGCAGTAATTGTATGTTCAACACTTAATATAATATAAGCACCATTAAATAATGGAACGTTTTCAATTTGAAAATATTGTGTGGGTTGAATTGTTGCATTTCCCATAGAAGTAATTGTTGCTTTATATGACCTATTTTCATATAAATTATAAAGATTTTGACCTTTTGGTGTTGGTGCATCTATTTTATTATCACCAGCAAGTCTTGCAAGTATATTAATTGATTCATTTGTATCTGTATATTCTTTACTATCAATTTTTATGTTAGTAAACATTGATTGATTTTGTTCACCAAATCTAACTCTAAATGCACGTACTTGTCTAAATTGAAAATTTGAATTTATTTCTTGTTCTTGTTTGGTATCATTTGGAGTTGTATTGAAATCCTTAACTTGTGGATTACTTAAATCAATAATACCATCATTTATAAATCCATTGGTTTCTGAACTTGATGTTGATGGATAGCTCGATGAACCACCTATATACATACATACAAAAGCACTTGATGGATTTAAGGCAGGAACTCCTGTAAGTATTTTAAATGAATCTTCCCAATTAGCGGGATTATCAAATGACATAAAATTTTGAAGTGGAAAAAATTCGAAACCATTTGCTGATAATAATTGTGATAATACACTAAAAACAGAAACATTAGTATCTTCAAACAATTGTGGAAGTAATTCTGCATTAATTATTGTATCACCAATAGGATTCATTGCTCTATCAACAAATACAAATGAATCTATTAAGTTTTTTCCTGCATCATTATATGGATATCCTTTAATTGTTTCTGTAGGACTTGTTAACCATTTATCATTTATATTTTTAAAAGAATAATATGTTTGTGTTATAATGTCAACATCACCCTTTATTTTATCTATTTTATTTTTTTCTTCTTTTGTTTTTTTATTCATTGCAAGAAGTTCTTCATTTAATTTTACAAAAAAAATGTTAAAAAAACTATTATCTAATTTTTGATATATTTTATTTGTTTGTCTTGTTGCAAGTGATGTATATCCAGCATTATATGTTGTTTTCTTTTCAAAAGTAAGTTCACTAAAAACAATAATATTTTTTCTAAAAATTAATGAATTAAGTACATCAGGATAAAAATATCCAATAGCACTTGTAGTAGTATTTGTAGATTTTGGATTCAAATATATATCATATGCAATATTTAAATCATTATAATAAGTATTTAAAGCATTATCATATGTATCATTACCATAATTTATTGGTAATGGTAAGTCTTTTACTTTCTTATGTACTTCATTATATAGATTATTAACATTATTTAATAATGCAGGAAAACCTAAAGAATCATTATAATAGTTATTAAATGCTTCTTTAAATTTTGCTTTATCTTTTACTGATAAATATAATTTAACATCATGCAAATCTGCTGCAATAAAATTACCACCATTAGGTAAATATTGACCAACGTCATTTGTATAAAAATCTATA